TCAGTGGCTTGAAATGTCTGCAGCACTTAAGGCTGCCGCTCCTGATGTGACCACATCTGACACTGCCGGTGTCTTGCCACTTCCAATTGTGCAACCCGTCTACAACAATTTCCGCGGTTTCCGTCCAGTTGTCGACGCAATCGGCCCTAAGGCAATGCCTGGTGGAGGCAAGGTCTTCATCCGTCCTGAAGTCACCACGCACACTTCAATGGCTGCACAGGCCAGCGAAAACGCCACACTTCAATCAGGCACCTTTGTTGTTACTTCTAACCAAGTAACCAAGGGCACCTACGGTGGATATGTAAACATCTCCATGCAAGATCTTGAGTGGACAGACCCAGCAATCCTCAGCCTCATCCTTGACGACATGGCTCGCATCTATGCGAACACCACCGACAATGTTGCAGCTGACGCGCTTGTTGCTGGCATTACCCAGACCCGTGCATTGACCGATCCAGCAAGCCCTTCCGAGTGGGTGACAGACATCTTCGCAGCAGCGCAGACCATCCTCACAAACTCAAACGGCAACCTTCCTTCACACCTTTTCCTTGCTCCGAACATGTGGGCATCGCTTGGTTTGTTGGTTGATACCGCAGGACGTCCATTGTTCCCACAGGTCGGCCCAATGAACGCATTTGGAACACTCGAAGCAGGTTCAACAGACGCAGTTGCCTTCGGTCTCCGCATCGTCGTTGACCGCAACTTCGCTGACGACACTGTCATCGTTGGTGAGCCTTCAGGCTTCGAAATCTTTGAACAGCAGAAGGGCGCACTGAGCCTTGAGTCCCCATCAACACTGTCACGCACATTGTCGTGGCACGGCTACTTTGCCACGTTGATGATTGACCCAACAAAGTTCGTCCAACTCACATAATCAATCGGGTAGTTAGGGAAGGGTCTGTATGTCTGTTTACACAATCACTCATGGTTTTCACTTTGATGATGTTTCAGCCGTACAGACCCTGACCCCTTCCGAGGTTCAGCCTGGCGACAGCATTGTTGTCAACGGAGCTGGCGCAAAGTTCAACGGAACCTTCACCGTTATCAGCGTTGAAGAGTGGGAGTACATCGGGAAAGACCAACAGGGCTATCTCGAGTTCAACTATGACGTGCCAAAACTCAATCAGGTTTTGTATACACACGCTGGCCATGATAACGACACCGAGTATGCAGCTCTTTCTGGCACTCTGACGTTTACAGAGACAATCACTTGGACTACCTCAGCACTTGTCTTGAGTTGGCTCGGAATCGACGTTGCTACCGCAAATGACACGGCCTTCGTGGCTAAGTGTGTAAGCGCTGCAAACGCTTGGTGTTTCCGTAAACGCCGTGAGGCTGGCTACACAGATCAACAAGGCACCGTCCCCAGCGCCGATGTCGAGTTAGGCACCACCATGTATGCAGCAACGCTCTACCGTGAACGCGGAACCAGCGGTGACTCATACGGTGGCTTCGACGGTATGGGCAACCTGCCTATGCCAGTCACCCTTCACCGCATCATGCAGCTGTTGGGCTGTGGCAGGGCACAGGTCGCCTAATGGCTTCAGGCATTTTGTATGAGGCTGTAAACACGGTGAAAACCGCGTTGACTGCGCTCAACCTTGTGCCTATCACTGACCCTCGCAACGTGCGCCCCATGTCGGTTCTGATCCAACTGCCAACGTCCACGAACTTCACCTACAACGTTGGCAACATTGAAATGCGTTTGTCTGTGTGCGCTCCGCCTCCGGGCAACCAAGACGCAGGCGACTACCTGATGACCGTTGCCGACACAATCATGAACTCGCCCATCGCAGTCACAGACATGCGCCCCGGGCTTTTAAGCGTGGGCGGGCAAGACCTGCCAACCTACGACCTAACCGTTGCCGTCGCCGTACGGCGCAACTAACACAAAGGAGCCACCATGGCGACATCAACATTCCTGTCAAACGCAACAATCAACTTGACGCAGGGCGCAACCACCACTGACCTCAGTGACCAAGCAAACCAGTGCACAATCACAATCGGCAGCGACTCCCTCGAAGTCACCGCTTTTGGTGATACTGGACACAAGTTTGCTGGCGGTCTTCAGTCGGTTGACGTGAGCATCACTTTCTTTTTGTCCTACGGGGCCTCAGAGGTTGAGGCCATCCTTGCCTCAGCTGTGGGCGCAGGCACGACAACGCTCGTCATCTCGCCATCTGGCACCACGGAATCAGCGTCCAACCCTGAGTACACCATTGCTAACTGCATGCTCGCTGACTTCACGCCAATTAACTCAACCGTGGGAGAAATCGCCACAGTGACCGCCAACTTCGTCGGTGGCACCTGGGTACGCGACGTCACAGCGCCGTAATTCGTAAAAAACACATAGAGGAGAACCTATGAAAATCACACTCAACGTCGAAGAGAAAGACGGCCTCACCTATCAGGTGACAACCAACCTCTTCTCCATTGTGGCATTAGAGCGCAAGTTCAAGATCCGAGCGTCTGACCTTGCCTCTGGTGTCGCCATGGAACACCTGGCTTTTCTTGCCTTTGAAGGTGCGAAGCAAGAAGGGTTTACAGTGCCAGCGGTTTTTGATGATTACATCAAGCGCCTTATTGCCGTTGACATTGTGGAGGACGAAGGCGCAAACCCTACCAACGGGGCAGTTACCTCCGAACCCTCTGCGAGTTAGTCGTCGAGACAGGTTTCTGGCCTCCGCAAATCCCATTCGATATACAAGAGCTGCACACCGTCGCTGATGTGCTGAGACAGATGAACAAGGAGGCAAAACGATGACAGCAAACATTTCCGTTGAAGTTGCAGGCATCAACGAAGCCATCCGTTCTCTAAACAAGATTGAGCCGGGCTTGCGTAAAGAGTTCAACAACGAAGCGCGTGTTATCGCCCAGCCTGCTGTAAACGCCGTCAAGGCTGCGTATCACTTTGTTCCGCTTTCTGGTATGGAGCGCAAGTGGGCAGGCCCAGCAGTGCGAGGTCGCAAGGTGTTTCCGTTGACTGTTGCAAGCGCTCGTAAAGGCGTTGACGTTACTTTCAACACTGACCGCCGTTCTCTTGGTGTCATCAATATCGTGCAACGCAATGCGGGCTGGGCAATCTTTGAAACCGCTGGGCGCAAGAATAAAAATCCTTTGGGAGATTCTTTAGGGCCTATTCAGCCCGGACGCACTCGCTTGATTGGCCCGGTTGTTTACAGCAAGCGCCGTGAGATTGAGGATGGCATGCGCAGGCTTGCGCTCAAAATCGTTAACCGTGTAAACAAGGACTTTCGCTGATGCTTTCAATCCCCATCATTTCGTCGTTTGACAACAAGGGCATCAAGAGCGCCATCAAGGAGTTTAAGCAACTCGAGACCGTCGGGCAGAAAGCCCAGTTTGCTTTGAAGAAGGCTGCTGTTCCTGCAGCTGCTGCGTTTACCGCTGTTGCTGCGGGGCTGTTTGATGCAACCAAGGCAGCAATGCAAGACGCCTCCGCACAAAAGGCGCTGGCTCGCCAGATTCAACGATCTACCAAGGCAACTGATGCAGACATTGCAGCCAACGAGGAATGGATTGAGACCCAAGGCAAGTTGCTAGGCGTCACCGACGATGAGTTGCGTCCTGCGCTCGCTGGTCTTGTTCGAGTAACCAAGAGCATCCCGCAGGCTCAAAGGGCTGCATCTTTGGCAATGAACATCAGTGCAGCGAAGGGCATCAGCCTTGAAAGTTCTACTAAGGCATTGGAACGTGCTTACGGTGGAAATCTGAACGCTTTAAAGAAGATTGCTCCCGAGTTGAAGACCCTGATTGACAGTGGCGCTACTGCTGAGCAGGTGTTTGAGGCTCTGAATAAGAAGTTCGGTGGCGAGGCTGCAGCTGCTGCAGAAACAACTGAAGGCAAGTTCAAGCGTCTCAAAATTGCGTTTGATGAAACTAAAGAATCAGTCGGGACAGGGTTGCTCCCAATCATTGAAGGCGCTCTTCCGTATCTTCAGTCGTTTGCCAAATGGGCACAGGATAATCCCAAGACGTTTACAAAGATTGCTGGCGCTATTGGAGTGATTACCGGTGCAATGGTTTTGTTAAACGCTGCTCTTGCTGCTAACCCAATTGTTTTGGCGGTTGGTGTGGCTGCGGTTTCGGCTTATGCAATATCCCAATTCGGGCCAGGTGCTGTAGAGAAATTAAAAGAAAAAGCCGACAAGGCACTTGGGGTTTTTGACGCCAAGAGCAGTTCTGTTTACGGCGTAGATCCGAACCAGTTGATTCCTTATGACGACCAACGAGTCCTTGCGCCAGCGACAACCGCTAACCGTGGTGTCATTGTCAATGTAAACACAGGCATCGGCGACCCAGTTTTGATTGGCAAAACAGTGCAAGAAGCGTTGGACTCGTTCAAACGGAGATCTAAGTAATGCCGTTTCCGACACCTAAGGTTGAGATTGCTTTCGATGACGGCCCTTATGTTGCGTCGCCTACTTGGACTGACGTCACGTCGTTTGTGCGTGGTATGGGCATTGACCGTGGACGCTCTGACGATTGGAGCGACTTCTACGGATCCGCAACGGTAGTACTTGATAATCGTGCCCGCACCTTTGACCCGTTTTACACGTCAGGCACTTACTACGGAAAACTTCTACCGCGTCGCCAGATACGCATCACGGCGACCTATGGCGGTACTTCGTATCCGGTGTTTCGTGGCTATGTAAACGGATGGCCTCCGACGTGGACAAGTGCAGGCAAGGACTCCACTGTCACGTTGTCGTGCATGGATGCGCTTGGTTTGTTGGCGTCTGAGACCCTCCCTGCGGACTGGAGCCGTAATTACATCCTGAGCACTAGCCCACGGCATTACTACCCCTGCGATGACCCTGTAGGGCCGTACACGTCTAACCAGACTTTGACCGACTTGGGTTCTGTTCCGTTGAACATGGCGACAACTACAGCTGCATCGAACGGTGACCAGTTGGCTGTCGGTCTTGTTAACCGCAGTATTACGGGCACAGGTGGCGAGGCTGCAAACTCTGCCTATGGGGCTGTTGATACTAACCCGGGAAGTTTCTCTGTTTCTTTGTGGGCTATCCCCGACTCGTCAGGCACTATCTCACAGTTCTTGCAGGGTTATGTTTACAACCACGGTTTCAACTTCTCCTATGAGAATTCAACGGGGAAGTTCCGTGTTGAAGTAACTGAGCCGTCTTTCGGTAACTCGAAGGTTGCTACAACAACCATTTCGGGCTGGGATTCGGGCATGGCTCGTATGTTGTCGTTTACATGGAACAGCAGTACCCGCACGATTGCGTTCTACATTGACGGTCTTTCAATTGCGACAACGACCGCAAACAACGCAGGCATTTATATTCCCTTTAATGAACTTGTAAACATCGGCGCTGGATCCGTACAACAAGTCATCGTCTGGAGCGGTGTGCAAACACAGGCTGTATTGCAGGACATTTACAAATACTCCACGGTTAACCTGCCCGAGACAACCGCTGCAAGGTTTACGCGCCTTATCGGTGAGACACAGTTTCCTGCGTCGCTAACAAGTGGGCCGTCTGCGCCTGCGTCTTCCGTGTTGGACATCACTGATGATGCTCCGAAGTTGGCTGGCGAACTGCAAAAGGTTGCCGACTCTGAGTACGCCCCGCTTTTTGTTGACCGCTCTGGTGTGGTGACGTTGTACTACCAGAACCAAATCCGCACTCAGTCACGCTCTATTGTTTCGCAGGGCACTTATGGCACGGGTGGCTACAGCATCGGTCAGGATGTTTCGATTGCTTATGACGGCGATTCGATGCGTAACGAAGCCAATGTGACTATGTCGGGCGGTGGTGTTTACATCGGTAAGAACACGACGTCTGTGACGGCGTACGGTGCAGCTCAAGAGTCCATTGATACGCAGGTGTCGTCGTTGGCTGACGCTCAGGACATCGGCAACATCGTCAGCGGTTGGGGCGGTCAGGTTTACCCTAAGGCTGATCCGTTTGAGGTGGTGTTATCTCCGTCTGCGGATTGGAGCAACGCTCTTGACCGTGAGTTGAATGACCGTATTACGTTGGTGGTTTCTCCGCCGACGGGTAATGCGATTACGACGCCGATGTTGATTCAGCGTGTGACTCATTCGGTTGTGCCGGGTGAGTGGCGTACCACGTTTGAGGGTTCGGCGCGTTGGGCTGCGGTTTGGATTTGGGGAACTTCTCGCTATGGCGGGACAGACCTTTTAGGATAGGAAACTATGGCAACACCAACTAATCTTCCAGCAGCGGTCGCCACGGGCGATGTCGGCACAGCTGCACAATTCAACGGGCTCCGTGGAGCGTTCCGCATTATGCAAGTTGTTCAAGCTTCAACAACAACTCAAACGAGTAGCACATCTGCGAGTTTTGTAAACACAGCCTTAGTGGCTTCGATTACGCCACAATCCAGCACGAGCAAAATTTTCGCATTGGTAAGTGGCACTTGTTTTGCAAGCGGAGTAGGAACAACTCTTTCGCTGCGTCTTGTACGAGACACAGGCTCAATAACCGCCTTGCAAAGCTCTGACACAGGTTCCTCCGCTGGTTCTGTGCTTTGCGGTTACAACTTTGCTTATTTGGATAGTCCCGCCACAACATCATCAGTTAGTTATCGCACTCAGCTCTGTCGTGTTGCTGGCGCAGGTGCTGTTTATGACGAAATTAACGGCTCTACTACCACCCTTACACTCTTCGAGGTTTCCGCATGATTACCGACCCAATTGCAGACCTGCTTATCAACGCAGGCTTTACCGATGGCTGGGCAGTGTCTGACGGCGTCCTAGTCCTTTGGGAACACGACGTTGACCCACCCGCACCACTAGTGAGACCCGATGAAGCGCCTACTGCTGACGCTTAGCCTCGTCGCCGTCCTTGCAGGATGCGCCGACCGCGTCCGCTACAACTGCGACGACCTCAAACAACCCAACGGACTCCTAGAAAGACGATGCCCATGAACCCCGACAAACGCCTCTCCAACGAAGAAATCAAAGCCCGCCTAATCCTCGTCGTCGGCGTCGGTCTAACCGTCTCGTTCGTCATGGCAATCGGATCACTAATCTTCGGTCTGCTGTTCGTCGTACAACCACTCGACCAATCACCCAACGACGCCGAAGCATGGGGCGTCCTCTCACCAATGCTGATGACCCTCGCAGGTGGACTCATCGGACTCCTCGCCGGTAACGGCCTCAAAGACAAACCGAAAGACCCACCAACATGATTGTTAGCACCGCCCAATACACCGTTGACGGCACACCCGTCAAAATTGTTGCCACCAACGAGGTGCCCCGAAACGTGTGGATTAACTGCTCCAGTAACGAAAACTTTTACATTGGGCCTACAAACGCTGTGAGCACGACTACGGGTTTCTTTGTTGCTAAGACCGCTGCCGACCTGCAAATTGAGTTAGACGCCAACGACGAAATCTGGGCAGTCATGGCAACAGGTACGCACACCATCACGGTCATGCAGGTATCGCTGTAATGCCACGCAAATACCCGTTCTACCCCGCTTGGGACGGCAAAAAGGCAAGCCCTGTCACAGAGAAACTGATGGACTTGTGCA